AAACTCCTCTATTTCGGGGTGGCTCATATGTAGATATGCTGCGTAACTACCCCGTCTAGTTACACCCTGGCTAAACGCCAACATTTCTGAATCTACAACTTTCATAAAGGGCAGAACACCAGTAGACTCAGAGCCTTTCGACGTCTTTGTCCCTTGTGACCTTACGTCGCTCCACCCGCCGCCGATTCCACCACCCATAGATGATAGATATGCGTTCTCAGTGTAGTGACCTGTTATCCCTTCCCTACTGTCTTCTATATAATTTAGAAAACAACTAATTGGTAAACCTCGTTTTGTTCCGCCATTGGACAAAACAGGGGTTGCAAACATAAACCATAGATTACTTGCATAATCATAGATACGCTGCGCATGGTCTTCATCATCTGCAAAAGCTTCTGCAGCTCTGGCAAATGCCTCTTGTGGACTTTTTTCGTCCCCGACCATATAACGGTCTTTTAAAGTTTGCTTACTAAATTCTGTAAGTAAACTATCTTTACTATAATCAATTTTTAACATTTAAGTGTTCCTGTATTCCTAAGTCTATTACTTGCTTGTTCTTTTCTCCTATAGCTTCTTCTGCGTAGGTAACTAAATCCATTAGTTCTACATTTAAAAGTAGCTGTTCTGCATTTTCATTTAGAGATTGAATATATTTATATTTGCCCTCTAAAGGAACTGCTGCATAGATATCAAAGATATTTCCATATTGGTTCATTATTTCTACTGCGCGTTTAGGACCAATCCCTGGTATACCAGGTACATTGTCTCCTTTATCGCCAGTCAGACATTTGAAGGTTATATAATCTTCTACTTCAAAGTCGTAGTGTTCGTCCCAAGTATTCAATGTAACTTCTTTTCTAGTTACAGTACTGAATCTTGATACTTTGTCTGTTATCAATAAGTCCCAGTCTCTATCAGAGGAAATCATCCAGCACTCATCGAAATTATACTTATCTAAGTTCATACTTATATAAGCTGCTATATCGTCAGCCTCAACTCCTTTGAATTGAAAGACTGGGTGTTTTTTCTTTATTAAGGTTAGAGTATCACTAAACTCTGCCATAAACATTGCAAACTCTTTTTCTTCCTGAGGAGTTTGTTCTGCGTATTTTTCTTTTCTATTTGCCTTGTAAGTTGGTAATAAGTTTTTTCTGTAACTACTGCCACCATCTGCTAGTACAATAATAGTACCTGCGTTATATGACTTAGCTAAGCTTTCTACTGTTCTTGCATATTCGTATTTGAAATCTAAAACACCTTGATGTTTCCATCTAAATGCTATGTTTAAACCATCAACTATCAGCAAGTTCCCAATCGGAGCTTGGCTCCCAAGGTCTGAGAACGTAATCGCCATTTGTAAATTTAATCTCCTCTTTGTCTAGCCAGTGTTCTGCTAATAATATATATGCACCCAGCCAGGCAATATGCATATATTTAAGCGTGTTAAGTGGTTCTCTTGTTGTAGCTACAAAAAACTTTCCATGATTCTCTCTAAATATTAAGAGAGGTTCTTGTTTCATTTGTTGTGCTTGTTTACAAATTTTGCTCCACCATTTATATAAATTGTTACTCTTTTGAGTGTATATCTTAGAGTCAAAACCAACATGCTTGTAGAACTTAACTTCTACACAAAATATATTATGTTTGCCATGTACTCTTAAATCCCCTTTTATATTACCAGAACCTGAGCCAGGGGTCTGCTCCCATTGTTCTTTTGTAGTTCTATTTAGAAGTTCTATTACTTGTCTCTCTCCTAAGTTACCTTTCTGTCTAGGATTAACCATCTAGTCTACTAATCTCCTCTTCTTTTATAACTTCTATCTTATCTAACAATGGATGTGTCCAACCATGTGATACGATATAAGTATTTAAGTTTTGTTCTTTTAATAATGTTTCTACTAATTTCTCTTTTCCTAACTCGTCCAATACATTTGTTACTTCGTCCAAAAATAACACATTGATTCTTGACTTAGAAATACTACTCATTAATTTACGAATAGCTAATAAAGTAGAAGTGTTAACTCTGGCAAGCTCGCCAGCACTTAGTGCTAGAATGTCTACTTGCTTTCCGTTATCATCTATGTGTACATTAAGCTTATCATTGAATACAACAAACTCTAAACTAAATCTGCCATCAGATAATTCTGCAAGATATTCATTTGTAAGTTCTTCTAAATCTTTTACTAAGTTCTCTATTTTATATGCTAGTAATCCATTTGTGCTAAAAGCTTTTTTAAGTATTTCTACACTTGTAAATTTATCTTCTATAGCTCCTATATCACCTAATAGGGATTCTAACTCGTCTTGAAATTCTTCTGTCTGTTCTTGCACAATACTTATTCTAGTGTTATATCTATCTGCTTCTGAATTTCTATCTATTATGTTTTGTATCTCAAACTTCTTCGCTTCTATACTAGATTTAAGTTCTCTTATTTCTGATTCTAAATTTAGTGCGTTAGGTATTTTACTTGGCAAGGTCTTATCTATTCTCGCAAAAAAGTTTTGCCAATCCTCAACATCATTATTAGCTTTGTGTAGTTTTGTATTTATTGTTTCTTTTTCTACTATACTATTTTCTATTTTTTTAATCTCATCACTATTATACTGTGCTCTTTTATTATGTTCTTGGTACTCTACTTCTACAAACTCTAAGTCTATATCTTGTGAACAAGTTGGACACTCTCTGTTGTCAGAGTTTTTTAAGTTTTCATACTTATCTCTCATTCTTGTTTCATGAGATAGCTCTGACTTCCAAGTACCTAAACTTTCTTTTAAGAATGAAGTGCTTTCTTTTTTATGAGTAGCTATTATTTCTTTAGCTTCGGCTAAGTTTATTGACTCCAGCTGGCTTTTGTATAAATTATTTTGATTTATTTTTTTCGTAATTTCAGAGATATTTTCAAACTCTAGCTGTAATGAACGCAAAGTTTTCTCATCTTCTTCATTTACAAATTCGATTTTTATTTTTGGCAATAACTCTGTACTTTCGAGATTATTGTTTGAGAGCCATTTATTAATTGTATCAATTTTGCCTTGCACTCGTGAAATATCTGAACCTAAAGTTCTAGACAACTCTTTAAAAACATCAAAGTATTTTACATAGTTATCTAACTGTAATAAATCTATTAAGAATTTCTTTCTGTTAGTATCAGTAGCAGTTAAGAATTGCAAACTAGCATTAGTATTTTGATATACAATCTGTGAGAAAGTTTTGAAATCTATTCCAAGTATCTCCTCTACTGATTTATAAGTGTTAGTTGCAGTATGACTAGATATATCTGTGCCATTCTTATATAACTTCACTTTTATACTGGCTTTACGAATTACATCAATTTTGTACTCGTCATCTTCTACAGAAAAGTCTATACTTATATTGTAGCCATCATTAACATGCCTGTTTGGTATGTCTGCTTTTTTAATTCCTTTTGAATTCTTATTAAATAATACTTCTTCTAGTATTAAAGGTATAGAACTCTTACCTGCTCCATTAGTTCCTACAAGTTGAGTAACACTACTACTATCTAATAGTAACTCGTTACCTTCTGCGTAACTGAAACAATTATCCCACGTCAGCTTCTTTAGCGTAATCACTGAATACTCCTAAAATTTGTTTTACTTTGTCATCTCCTAGCTCTAGTATGTAGCCTAGGTACTCATTTAATTCTTCTTCTATAGACATATCTTTGTCTAGTATTAGAGTAGCTTCTGTTTTTCGTTTTACTACTTTCTTATCTAGTAGTTCGCTATTCTTAATATTACTTAGGTCTGATACATCTCCCTCAATCTCGTATATTGTGTGGTCAAACTCTGTTTGTACCATCTCGTCTGGGTCTTCTACTGTTCTTCTTAGTAGTTGAGGTAACTCAAACTCATGCCATGTCCATGTCCACTCTTGTTCTTCATCTATTAGTATGTACCCAGTCTTGACATGGTGTCTATGAAAACTAGTCGTCATAGGACTACCTGGATATACTATATTTCTTTGTGTATTGCTGTGAGCATGTAAGTCTCCTGCAAATACAATATCAAATTTATCAAATCTTTCTAAGTCTACTTCTGGTACTACATGAGGTGGTATCTCTCCACGAACATGTGTAAACAGTACAGGAGACTCAATAGATTCTATACTATTTTTCTTGTGTAAGTCTGCGTAAGGAAGTATAGTCCATGAAGGTAATTCATTTGGACCAGTTGCTCCAACGTATGTCTCATCAATCACTTCTACTAGTGGATTGATACTCTTGGTGACTTCTTTTAAGTTTGTAAAAAAGGTTTTATTTTTGCGTGTAGCTTCATGGTTACCATCAAAGATAACTGTAGGTACATTAACATTCTTTACGAACGTAAAGTAAAGACTTAGTTCGTCCATAGTGGGGATTCGGTCGAACAAATCCCCTCCTATGATATGCAGGTCAACTTTTTCTTCTATCTCAGATACTTGATTAAAAAACATCTGATAACGATTCTTCGCCCATTCCAAAGGAACATTTTTCTGTCCTAGTTTAATGTGCCAATCTGCAGTAAATAAAATCATGCTACGAACTCATCCCCTGGATACCATGCGCACCCAGTTAAACCACCAGCTTTAATAGCTTGTAGTGTTCGTAATATTTCTTTAGCGTTTCTACCTGTATCTAACGCATTTACTGATACATGTTGAACTATGTTATCAGGGTCTACAATAAATGTAGCTCTAAAACATACTCCTTCTTCTTCGTCAATAACTCCGCAAGCGTCTGCTAAGTATAAGCCTGAGTCAGCTGCGAGAGTATGCCTAATACTACCTATAGTATCGTTACTCTCTTTCCATGCAAGTTTGCACCACTCGTTGTCTCCGCTTATACCTATAACTCTTGACTCATCTACTAAACAGTCCATATCTGCAATTTCTGTTGGGCAGATAAAAGTGAAATCTTTAGGATAGAAATAGTACACAGCCCATTCGTCTGGTAGTCTTCCTACTGTCATAATTTCATTATTCATATCACAGGCTTCTAATTGAAACTCTGGGAATTCTTGTCCTACTGTTAGCATAATTACTCCTTAAGAAATGTCAAATTCGCTACTGATTGATGAATCAGGTTCTGAATTAGACGCGCCTTCTCTAAGTCTATCTAATAACTCTTTTTGAGCATCTGGAGTTGGTCTTGTTAAGATTTCATCCATAGATTTTAGTTCAGACATTGCTTCTTGCTCAGCTTCTGTTAGAGGTCTTGACTTACATTTTAAAGCTTGTAGTTGATACTCAACATTATAAGCCATTGGTCCAGTCTTT